GATGGCTGCTGGGGAAGTTTTGGAATTAGTGATCCAGCCCGACGAGCGGATGACGCACACGCGCCAGACGGTGACCCTTGACGGCTCGCGCTACACTTTCGATTTCTACACAAACAAGGCCGATGACGGCTGGTACATGGACGTAAGCAACGACGAGGGCGAGCCCCAGGTGCAAGGAATTCGCATCGTGACGGGGATCGAGCTGCTTTATCGCTTTCGCTACCTGCAGGTCCCGCCCGGCGACCTGTTCGTAAACAGCACCCTTTCAACCCCTGCGGACCCTGACCTGACCACGTGGCAGCGTGGCGAGGCGAAGCTGTACTACGTGACCACGACCTGATGCCGTTCGCTTACTCAGAGCTGTTCCAGCCCGCGGCCAAATTCGATGCGCCGGGCTTCCCAACGATTGCCAACCTCGACGGCAACGGGCTCCTTTTTGAGTGGGAGGTCACCCGATCGCGCACCGGGGAGGCGGACACGGGGATGGTCAGCATCTACAACCTGAGCCCCGCGCTATCAGGCCAGATCCAGGAGCGGGCGAGCAACACGGGCCTTTTGGAGCTTTTTACGGTGACGTTTTCGATCGGCTGGCAACAGCAGACGGCCGAGCTTATCACCGGCGACCTATGGCGCGTGGTCCCAAACCTTCGACCATCGGCGACCGATGTCGTAACGCAGCTACACATCGGAGATGGGCTCCAAAACTTGCGAGATGCCCAGATGGGCCTGAACGTGACCTCGATCGCGTTCTCGGCTTTTCTCCTGCAGGCCATCACAGCGCCGATCAACGCGGGCGACATCGGCGGGGGCGGGCTTGGGCTCAAAATCCGTACGGCCGATCGAGCCTTCATCAAGCAGCGCGTTACATCGCTCAACCTTCAAAAGCTAAGCAACTCGCCCGCCTTCGGGAGCACAAAGCAGGCGATCGACTGGCTCATGGCTACGCTCGGCCTGGAGTGGCGCGTCCAAAACGGATTTTTTATCCCCATGCAGGGCGGAATCAACAACGACCCGGCGATCGAGCTTAGCCCTAACTCGGGCCTCATTGGCTACGCCAAGCGGGACGACGGGGGCATCACCCTAACGGCTCTGGCGATCCCCGAAGTCCAGCCGGGCCTGCGCATTGTGGTGCGCGATGAAAAGGGCCTGAACGTGGACGCTCCGCTCTACCGCGTCGATACGGTGAGCTTTACCGGCTCGACGCAGGGCGAATCCATCATGGCCATCGAGGCCGAAAGGGCGCGCCTCGTATGAGCTTCGTAACCGAGCGAACCGGGCCCTATGAACTGTCCTCGGAGCCCGACCTGGCCGAGCTTTTCCGTCTTGCGGTGCGAAAGCTTCAGCTCGAGATGCGCACGCACACGGTTGGGACGGTGGTTTCGTACAACCCGGCCACGCAGACCGCAGATGTCAGCGTCGACATTCTCCAAGTGGTCCGCGACAACAACACGCCGCCAAGCAGGCAGAACCCGGCCCCGAGCATCACTCAGCCGCCAATTATCCTGAAGGACATCCCGGTCCACTTCCAAGGCACGCAGACCGCCTACGCGACCCAGCCAATCAAGGCGGGCGACAAAGGCGAACTACACGTGAACGACCGGAGCATTCAAAAGTGGCTTTTGAGCGGGACGCAGGACGACCCGGAGCGCATGTGGACACATGCCCTTTCCGAGTCGGTTTTTTACCCCGCGCCACTGCCCGCACCAAACAAGCTGCCACCGACCGACCTGTCCGCCCACGTTATCGAGGGCCCGCTGGTAAAGCTCGGCTATCTCGCCGCATCGCCTGTGCTCAAAGGCGATGCCGTTCTGGCCGACCTGGCTGGCTATGTAACGGCTATCGGAGCTGCGTACACAACTTGGCTAGGGGCTACCAGTGGCGGCACGGCGCCTAATGCCGTCGCCAACGGCGCTTTCATTACCGCCTTGGCGACAGCGACCGCCGACCTAGGCGCCTCGCTTGCCGGCTGGCCGAGCCTCAAGACCCTGACCGAGTGAAACCATGGACATGCTAGTAGTCGACGATGACATTGTGATTGACAGCGACGGGAACCTAGTGCTCGTGACAGGCACCGAGGCCATCGCCCAGCATATCGTGATGAGGCTGAAGGGCTGGCAGGGCGAGTCGGTCTACAACGAGGATTTCGGAGTGCCCTACACCCAGGTGATTTTCGCGGGCAACTACAACCCCGAGGCGACGCGCTTCATCATCTCGAATCAGGTGCTACAGACTCCGGGGGTGACAAACGTAAGCATTGACCCGCCCGAATTTGACGCTGATACTGGCGGCATCTCGATCCAGGGCAGCGCAACGACGATCGACGGCGATGTCAACTTCGCCGTGGAGGTGACAGCATAATGCCATTCCAACTCACGCCATCTGGACTCGAAACCGAAAGCCAGCAGGAGATCCGCCAGCGCCTCGTGGAGAAGCTGCAGGCGGCCTACGGTCCCAACATCAACACCCAGACCGGTAGCGCCTTCGGCAACTTGACGGACATCCTGTCTGAGCAAATCGCCCTAACTCAGCAGACATGCCTGGCTGTCTATTCGAGCTTTGACCCCGACAACGCCACAGGTACAGCCCTAGACGCGCGCGCGGCCCTCACGGGCTCGACGCGAGACGGGGCGACCTTCTCCGAAGTGGACGGGCTCATCGAGTTCTCAGGCCCCGCGACGGTCAACGATGGCGACATCATCCAAAACGACGACAACGAGACCCAGTGGCAGGCGGTCAACGGGCCATATACGGACACGGGCGGACCATACCCCGAGCAGGTGCCCGCGACCTTTGTGGCCCTTGAGAGCGGCCCTGTGCTTGCTAACGCCGGCACGAACTGGTCTCTGGTAACGGTTGTCCCCAACTTCGCAGGGTTCACGAACCCAAGCGACGACGCCAACGTAGGCCAAGACCAGCAGACCGACCCGCAGTTTAGGGCCAGCCGCCAGGTTGAGCTTTACAGCCAGGGCGACGGCCCGCTGGTGGCCATCACCGCTGTCGTGTCCAAAGTGCCGGGCGTTCTTACTGCTCGCACCTATCACAACCCCGACACGCAGCCCGTGGACGCTGACGGGATTCCGTTCAAGGCGTTCAACGTCGTGGTTGAAACATCACCAAGCTCGCCTACGCCAGAACTACAGCAGGCCATCGGGGACGCTATCTGGTCGGCCATGGGCGCAGGCGGCGAAGCCTACGGGACGGACTTTTCGGTGACCGTGGTAGACGAGGAGGGCCTCCCGCAGCCGGTCAGCTTCGATGTGGTCGACCTCGTGGATGTTTTCATCACGATCGACATCAGCACAGCGGGCACCGAGCAGCCGGTTAGCGAAAACCTCGCGGACGTTGTGGCGGAGTATGTACTCCAGCAGGCACAGGCCAACTTTAGCGGCCTCGGTCAAAATCAGATTGGATTCGAGTACGTGGGCCTCGTTTACGACCTGCAGGCGCTCGAACAGATTACGGGCGTGACAGGTGTTGTCGTAACCCTTTCGGATGGCGTGACAACCGCGGACCCGCTGCCTATTGGCATCAGACAGCGGCCCGAGTTTGACTCGGCCAACATCACGGTAAATGTGACGCCATGAGCTTTTGGGGTTCACCATGGGGAGATTGCGGGCCGTGGGGAACCGGGTCTTGCGTCGATGAGGCATGCGAGTTTGCCGACACGCGGGTACTGGTCCAGTTCAAGCCCAAGACCGAGGCCCATCACCGTTTTCGCGATCTGATCTGCATCATCGCCGAGGAGTTTGCGCAGATTCGTGACGTCATGGGCCAGGTCGCCCTTGCGTTCGATGTGAGCTCGGCCGTGGGCGATCAGCTCGACAAGATTGGCGCGGTCGTTGGCTTGCCGCGCAAGGGCTACACCGACGATCGCTATCGGACCTTCCTTGAAATACAGATCGACCTGCTGCTTTCGGCTCGCCGAGAGGATGCCAACTGGACCGGGACGGGCAACAACATCTTGGACATCGTTCGCAAGTTTGTCGGGCCAAGTCCGCAACCTGTCCAGATCCAAAATATCCCGCCCTACTCTTACACGCTCAGCACCCCAGACTTGCCCGAGTCCGAGGTCGAATTGCTCAAGACCTTCATTTGCCGCGCCACCTATGCGGGTGTGCTTGGCTACATTTACTTCGAAATCTCAGACGGTGGCGTCTGGGGATCGGTCCATGGGCCCGTGCCTGACGAGGCGCTATATGGATCGGTGCACGGCCCCGTAGTCGGCGAGGGCCTCTATGGCCACGTTGACACGATCGGGAATGACAACTGCTAAGGCGAAACGATGCCAACCAAACCATCAGACACTTTTGAGCTAGCAACAAACGCAGTCTACGCAGGCGGGCCGTTTACTGGTCAGCCCACTAAGCAGGCGCCCCCGGTGGCTGACGGCTACGTGCCGGGCGTCGTGATTGCGGCAGAGCATCACAACTACATCGGCAACATTTGCGGACAGTGGATCACCGACTGGCTAAGCCTCGGCTCCTTTGACCCCGACCTCGATGCGCACATCATCGAGACGGACTCAAACGGCGTTGCCACAATCGCTGGGCTGACTCTCGGAAACACGGCGCTGGCTGATAACCCCCTTGAGATTGCCCCCAATGCGGGCGTGCAGGATCTAGCCCAGTTCACCGTCGACGTTGGAAACGTGGGCGCGGCGTTCTTGGTTGGTGATGGCGGCCTT